GTAGGCAGTGATGTGTATGTTGGGGTTGCTGTGTTAGGCACATCTCTGTCTGATATACACAAGAGGTATCTGTCACAGTTCTCTTCAGCAGTTATAGCTCTAGACCCTGACGCACTACCCAAGGCAACAGAGATGTGTAAAGATCTCAGGAGTGTAGTAGACACAGTAAAGGTACTTAGATTAACCGATGATTTGAAATACAAGCATCCTAACGACATTGAAAAACTAACAGCAATAGGAGAAGAATTAAATGGAACAAGCATTAATACGTAGTCTGATGACTAAAGACTTCTATGATGATCATAGAGGTATTCGTTGTCCTGATAAGTTATTTACCAAGGATATGCGAAAGATAAAAAACTCTGTTGATTATGCCATGAAGACATACAACAGGACAGTAACACCTGATGAGGTAGAGGTATTGTTTATGTCAAACAATCCTACACTCACCACAGCGCAGAAGCAAGCATATGGTGATCTATTCTCACGTATCAAGAAGGAGTCCCCTCTTGGTAATGATATAGCACAAGAGGTGTTATCCAAGTTATTCCAACAGGTAGTTGGAGAAGAGATAGCAAACCTTGGGTTTGATTATGTGAATGGTTCACAGACTAGCCTTGAGCCACTCCGTAATCTGCTAGAGCAGTATGGTGATGACTTCATACCCTCTATGAATATAGAGTGGGCTGACATATCTATTGAGAATCTTCTTGCAAGGAATGATATGGAAGCACGTTGGTCATTTAATATACCTAGCTTGACTCGTAAGATAGAGGGTGTAAACGAAGGACACCTGATAGAGGTGGGAGCTAGACCTAATACAGGTAAGACTTCTTTCCATGCATCTATGATTGCAGGAGAGCAGGGCTTTGCCAGACAGGGTGCTAAGTGTGTTGTTCTATGTAACGAAGAGTCAGTGCATAGAGTGGGTATGCGATACCTGACTGCTAGTTCTAATATGAATCAATACGAGATCAAAGATAATCCCAAGCTTGCCCATGAGAAATATGGTGCAGTCAAGGAGAATATAAAACTGTATGATTCTACAGGACGTGACATGGCTTGGGTTGAGAGTATTGCTAAATCTTTTAAACCTGATGTCGTTGTGTTAGACATGGGTGACAAGTTTGCTAAGACGGCAGGATTTGCTAGACAAGATGAAGCACTCAAGGCAAATGCAGTCCATGCAAGAATGATTGCCAAGCAATATGGTTGTGCTATATTCTATATGTCACAGCTATCTGCTGAAGCAGAGGGCAAGGTTATACTTAACCAAGCCATGATGGAAGGTAGTAGAACAGGTAAGGCTGCCGAAGCAGACCTTATGCTACTACTTGCCAAGAACCCTGACGTTGAAGGTGAAGAGGAACAATCTCCTCAGAGACATATCAACGTTGTAAAGAACAAACTATCTGGTTGGCATGGCAAGATTGTCTGCGAACTAGACTACAAAACAGCGAGGTACACAGCATGAATACATTTAAACCTATTAAAGGTGCGTACACTAGGAAGTTTAGACCCTATTCGTATGCCAAGAATGATGGTGTAGCTAAAGATGCAGTGTCAGGTTACTTAGTTAACAACGGACATACTATCTTATCTACTGAAGAAGATTATTCTTTTGATATTAAGAGTGAGAAGAATGGTAACACATACTACTCAGAGGTTGAGATGAAGAGACAATGGTTTGGGGATTGGCTTCCATCTTGGAAAGAGATTAGGATTCCCTATCGTAAATTTAAATTATTAAATAAATTTAAAGAGATGAATGAAAAAGATGCATTCTTTAATTTTTATGTTATAAGAGGTGACATGGAGTGTGCATGGAGAATAAAAGATTATCAGTTTACACCTGAAACTGTGCAAGAGATATACTTATCTAATGCAAGAAGGTATGAATACTTCTTTCACATACCCTATCAGGAAGCTGAACTGGTTCAACTAAAGGAAGACAAATGAGATTAATACTAGACGTAGAGAATACTGTAACAAAACGTAATGATAAGTTGCACTTAGATCCTTTTGAGGAGACTAATAGTCTTGTTATGGTTGGTATGAAGACAGACAACTGGGAAAGAGTGGTCACGTTTGATCATGCTGACGAATCACCCACACCCAATGGTTATGGCATTGTGCAACAGGCACTAGATAATACTACTGTGCTTGTGTGTCACAATGTATCACATGATCTTATATGGTTGTGGGAGTCTGGCTTCAAGTATGAGGGCATTGTGTTTGATACTATGCTTGGTGAATATGTATTACAGCGTGGACAGAAACAACCTCTGTCATTAGAGCAGTGTGCTGAACGCTACATGTTATCCAACAAGAAACAGGACACAATGAAAGATTACTTTAAGAGAGGTGTGTCTGTAGCTGAGATACCACATGCAGAGTTGTCAGAGTATTTAGTGCATGACTTACGTGCTACATATGATCTGGCTGATAAGATACATCACAGGCTGAGTAATGGTGATGCAGATCTCATGGACACTGTTACACACACCAACATGGTTGCTGTCTGCTTGTGTAAGATATATCAGCGTGGGTTTAATGTAGACTTAGATAAGCTTGATGAAGTACGTAAGGAGTTTGAGAAAGAGAAGGTGGGCATCTGGAATGATCTTAGCCAACAGGTTCGTGATCTTATGGGAGACAGACCTATCAATCTCAATAGTCCAGAGCAGTTATCATGGGTAATCTACAGTCGTAAGCCAAAGGATAAGTCTATGTGGGCTAATTACTTTGAGCCTTACATGAGAAAGGATGCATTCACAGATGCTGTCAATGATCATACAGATATTATGTACAAGGTTACAGCTAGTACCTGCCCTGTATGTAGAGGACGTGGCAAGATCACAAAGGTTAAGAAGGATGGTACACCATTCAAGAAACCAAACAAGTGTGTCAGGTGTGAAGAGTCTGGTTGGATATATACACCACGACAGCAGATAGCAGGTCTTAGATTTACTGCTCCCTCTGCTAAGTGGGTGAGTGCCAATGGGTTTAGCACAAACAAACTGAACCTTGAGATACTTGAACACTATGCCAAGCGTACAGGCAACACAAAGGCAGAGTTGTTTCTCAAGAATGTTCGTAGACTGTCTGCCCTAGATACATACCTATCTAGTTTTGTTGAGGGCATATCTACATACACTAAGCCTGATGGCAAGCTACATGTTAGATTATTACAGCATCGTACATCTACAGGACGGTTCAGTGGTGCAGATCCTAACATGCAGAATATGCCTAGAGGTGGTACGTTCCCTGTGAAGAAGATCTTTGTGTCACGTTGGGAAGGTGGCAAGATACTTGAAGCTGACTTTGCACAGCTAGAGTTTCGAACTGCAGCATATTTGTCACAGGACAAAGTTGCAATGCAAGAGATAGCTGATGGCTTTGATGTGCATAGTTATACTGCACAGGTTATTACGGATGCAGGACAGCCTACATCTAGGCAAGAAGCTAAAGCACATACCTTTGCTCCTCTGTATGGAGCTACAGGGTTTGGCAGATCTGAAGCAGAAGCTATGTACTACGAGCAGTTTGGTGATAAGTACAAGGGTGTGTCTGCATGGCACAAGAAGTTAGGGAACGAAGCCATAAACACAGGACGTGTTAATATTCCTTCAGGACGTTCCTTCTCTTTCCCTGATGTAGTACGTAAGGGTAATGGCACTGTCACATACTTTACACAGATAAAGAACTATCCTGTGCAAGCATTTGCCACGGCAGATATAGTGCCACTAATTCTCATGACTTTTGATAACATGCTCATGAATATGAATAGTTGCATAGTGAATACTGTGCATGATTCAATAGTAATAGATGTTCATCCTGACGAAGTGGATGATGTTCTAAACATAGTAAATAGTATTAACAGTTCAATGAAAACTATCATTGATACACGTTGGAATATAGACTTTAATGTGCCTTTGAAATTAGATGCAAAAATAGGTGACAACTGGCTTGACACTAAAGATGTATGATGATATAACTATAACACTTTTTTAAATTATAAGGAGAATATATATGAATGAAGTAGTAACAATAAACGGAAACTTTGACGATATGGCTAAAGCTATGGGCATGTCAGAACCTGTGGGTACTGAGATCTCTAAGAAGTCTGCTAGTTCTTTGGCTAGACTAAAGCTTAGTCACACACCTATCATGGGTACAACAGAGATCAATGGTAAGACAGTGAATGTTGAAACCATACCCTCTGGTTCTTTTAAACTAGAAGTACCTGATGATGGTCAGTACTTTCAGACTGACATTGAGATCAGACCTTTCATGCAACGTTATATGTATAAAAGGTTTATCAAGGGCAACGACAGTACACCCAATCGTTATGTCAAGACAGTCATGTCTGATAATCTTAACGTTGACTTAAAGGATAACGATGGTGGCTTCAACTGTGGCAAACCTGCAGGATACATACAGGACTTTGCTTCTCTGCCTGATAAGCAGAAAGAACTGATCAGACAGATCAAACGAGTCAGAGTTATACTAGGACTTGCTAAGTTTGATAAAGCTCTTAAAGTTGAGGGTGACTACAACAGTGACGCTGATCTAGGTTATGTCCCTTTTATATGGGAAGTAGATAACCGTGAAGCATTTAAAACTGTTGGCGATGTCTTTGTAAAACTCTCTAAGATGAAGAGACTACCAGTTAATCACACTGTGTACGCTTCATCTGAAGAGAGAAAACTACCGAATGGTAATAGCTACTATGTGCCTAGCACAAGGCTAGATCTTACCTCTAAGGTAGAGACATCTGATAAAGATCAGGAACTCTTTGGTGATCTTCTGTCTTGGGTTACTAACTACAACCAGTACATCATGAATCAGTGGGATGAGAATGTTCATTCCAAAGAGGACATTGATCCTGCTGTTGTGGAAACTTTCATCGACATTACTAATGAAGAGAAAGTTCAGTAGCCATGAATCATAAGGCAGAACTTAAACTGCACCGATTCCTAGACCAAGCCACTGACGGTAAGAAGGTATTGTCTGACACAAACATTGATAAGATTTGTGATGACATCAAAGATGCCTTACACCGTCAGTTTGGCTCTAAGAATACTAGGAAAGAGTTCAGACTTAGGATGTCTAACATAGGC